GATTTGCATCTTTTTTTAAAGACAATGATATAAATGTCTATTTAACTATCGGCAACCACGATACTTATTTTAAAAATACAAATGCAATTAATTCTATAAAAGAATTATTTTCTTTTTATGATAATTTTAATATAATTGAAAATCCAACAGAATTATATTTGGATGGATTAAAGCTTGGATTAGTTCCGTGGATAACCAAAGACAATGAGGATCTTTGTTATTCATTTATAAATTCAACATCAGCCTCAATACTGGTTGGACATTTTGAGATTAATGGTTTTGAGATTATTACTGGAATAAAGCACTCTTCTGGAAATGATGAGCAGATGTTCAATAAGTTTGATAAAGTTCTATCTGGTCATTTTCATATAAGGCAATCAAGAGGCAATATTCATTATCTCGGATCGCAGTATCAGATGAATTTTGGAGATATAAATTGTAAAAAGGGATTCACTGTATTGGATACCAAAACACGGGAATTGGAATTTATAGAAAATACTAGAAAAATATTCCATGTTTTGAAATATGACGATTCAACTGACAATGAGGTTGAAAAATTAAACCCAGAGTCTATTAAGAATTGTTATATAAAATTAGTGGTTATCAACAAAAAAAGACAGAAAAAGTTTGAACAATATGTCGATTATATTCTGTCAAACGAGCCTCAAGAATTTACTATAATAGAGGATCTTGACAATCAACAAGAAAAAGAAGATGATGTTGATGTCACACAAGATACGCTGACAATCATAGCAAAAGAAATAGACAACACCGAACAGATCAAAAATAAAGAAAAAGTTAAAACCATAATAAAAGATCTCTACATAGAAAGCATGTCATTATGAACAAAGAAAAAACAGCAGATGATTATCTTTTTGTTGAAGATACTGAACAAAAAATAAAATTTAGATCCATGATTGTGCCAGAAAAGGTTATCAATAATGATAATATTCAAGAAGATAAGATTTAAAAACTTTGGGTCATTTGGAAATAGGTTTACTGAACTAGAATTAACAAAATCTCCAACAACATTAGTTTGTGGGAGCAATGGAAGTGGGAAGTCATTTGCACTTCTAGATTCTATAACATTCGCACTCTTTGGAAAACCTTTTAGAAAAATCAACATACCACAATTGCAGAATTCAATCAATAGCAAAGAAAGTATAGTTGAGATTTTTTTTGAAATAGGAAATGATGAATATAAAATCCGCAGAGGATTGAATCCAAAGATATTTGAAATATTCAAAAATGACAAAATGCTAAATCAGGATGCTAAGTCTTCGGATTACCAAGATTTGTTGGAAAAACAAATCTTGAAGATGAATTTCAAAACATTTAGTCAGGTAGTAATACTTGGAAGTTCTTCCTTTATACCATTTATGCAATTAACAGCATCAGACAGAAGATCTGTAATTGAAAATATATTGGACATAGATGTTTTTACGACAATGAATAATTTGCTAAAAACTAAAACAACCGAGTGTAAAGAAAATCTTAAAGATATTTCTCACAAAATTGATTTACAGAATCAAAAAATAGAATATCAAAAAATCATTATAAACAAAACTAAAAGTTCTTCAAATATTGAAGAAATTAAAACTGAGATACAACAAAAGACAAATAATTACAAAGTATTATTAGATAAGATAGAGAAAGAAAATTCAACTAAAAAACAAATAGATGAGACTGTCTATTCCGATAATGTGAAAGAATTAAATAAATTAAACAAATTAATATCTCAGTTGGAAAGTAAAAAGGAAACAATAATCGATGAACTTTCTTTTTACGATAAAGAAGAAATTTGCCAAAAATGCAAGGGTAAGATAACAGAAGAAACAAAAAATAAAAATATTTTAGAATTGACTGAAAAGTTAAAAACTATAGATACTGCCTACGCTAAATTTCAGGAAAATATTAAAAATATTGAAAATTTAATCTCAAATATAAATATAGACAGGGAATATAATAAGAATATTGATGGAAAAATTCAAGAGTTTGAAAAACAAGCGTATGCCATCAAAATATCTTTGGACAACTTAAAATCAAAGATAAGCATAGATTCTGACGAAAGTGTAGAAGTAGAAAAAGAAAAAATAAAACTTTCTGAGATGGAAAAAGAATTAAACATGCTTATTATTGAAAAAGAAGATAAAAAAGAAGATCTGATAAATTATGAATATGCTTATACCCTGTTGAAAGATGGTGGTGTCAAGTCTAAAATAATTCGATATTACTTGCCAGCAATGAACAAGAATATTAATAAGTATTTAAAATCTATGGATTTTTTTGTTCAGTTTTTCCTTGACGAAGAATTCAATGAATCGATTAAAAGTAGAAATCGGGACGAGTTTTCTTACATGAACTTCAGCGAAGGTGAAAAAATGAGAATAGATTTATCACTTCTATTGGCTTGGAGAGATATCGCAAGAATGAAGAATAGTGTAAATTGCAATTTGCTTATCTTGGATGAAGTTTTTGATTCTTCTCTAGATGCTGGTGGAACTGAAGAAGTAATGAAACTATTAAATATTCTAGGCAACAATAATTCAAATGTTTTTGTGATCAGCCATAAAGCGGATCAAATAGTAGATAAATTTACAAGCGTTCTTCAGTTTGAAAAGAAAAATAACTTTAGCAGGATGGTAGGATGATTGAGTATAAACCAGAAGATGTAAACCTAAGAGGAATTTACAGAAAATACGACAAGAATGGAAATGTCAGCACATACTATACTGGTGATGTTGTAGATTTTGAGAATAAAAAATATATTGCAACTGATGTTATAGTTGGAATTCAACCAAAAACCATAGGAAGTGCTTGGAAAGAATTTGAGATATCGTCTAGATTTTATTATAGTATTCTTGAACCACAAAACACGAATGAAGGAGATAGGTGGTTGGATAGACAATCTGGTAGATTGTTTACAAGAGTACTTGACGAGAGTGGTCTAATTTGGGTAGAATTATAAGGGTAAAAAATGTCAAAGAAAGATAAAAACGGAAAAGGCGAACACAAAAAAACAGTTAAAACTTATGATCGTGGCATCAAGGATCGTGAAAAATCTTCAGAAAGAAATGAATATAAAAATAAGTTGAAGAATTTCGTCAGTGGCGACTATAGCCATTTGGATGAAGACGATCTTGACGACTTTGAATAATTTTGATACAATGGTGATTTATGACATCTACATCTATTACAATCAGCAAAACAACTTTATCGATTCTTAAAAACTTTGCTTCTATGAATTCAAACATTCTTGTGAAGCCAGGAAATGTTATTAAAACTATTACCCCATCTAAAAGTGGAATGGCTGAGGCAGTCATTGAGGAAACTTTTGATGTTGAATTTGGAATTTGGGATCTGAACAAGTTTTTAGGACTTGTAAGTTTGTTTAACAATCCTCAATTTGAATTTGGTGAGAAGAGCGTAAGCATTACGGGTTCAAATGGTTCTGTAGTCAAGTACAACTATTCTGAACCAAGGCTTCTAACATATCCACAGAAGACTGTAAATATGCCAAGCATGAGTGTCACGACTCAGATTCCAGATGGACTATTCAATGAACTTCATAGAATTTCTTCTGTTCTCCAATTGCCAGATCTTTCATTTATTAGCGATGGTTCTAATATTTACGCCCATCTATCTGATATGAAAGATCCGACTAGCAATAGTTACAAGGTGCAATTGGAGGGGGATAGCAATGGGGCTGAGTTTTCACTAAACTTCAAGATTGAGAATATTCGCCTTCTTCCTGGAGATTATGAGGTAACCTTCTCAAAGAATATTGCTGGGCAGTTTGAAAATCAAAACATTAATCTTAGGTATTGGTTTGCAATGGAGCCAGATTCTTACTATACGGAATAAAAAATGACAAATTCTAAAGAATTTTTGTTTGTAGAGAAGTACAGACCACAAACAATTCAAGAATGCATCCTACCAAAGTCCTTGAAGCAAACCTTCAAGGACATGGTTGCTAAAAAGGAGCCACAAAATCTACTATTATCAGGTTCTGCTGGAACTGGAAAGACGACAGTAGCCAAGGCTTTGTGTAATGAATTGAATTGCGATTGGATCATGATTAACTGTTCTGAAGACGGAAATATCGATACCCTCAGAACAAAAATCAGACAATTTGCGAGTACAGTCTCATTCCACGATACAAAGAAAGTGGTAATTTTGGATGAGTTTGATTATTCAAATGCACAAAGTATTCAGCCAGCCTTGAGGGGTGCAATTGAAGAATTTTCAAAAAACTGTAGATTCATTATAACTTGCAACTATAAGTCGAGAATTATTGAGCCTATTCACTCTCGCTGTACTTGTATTGACTTTAATATTCCAGTTTCTGAAAAAGCATCCATTGCGGCTGAGATGATGGATCGCTGCATGGATATTCTTAAGAACGAAAACATTTCATGCGATAAGAAGATTTTAAGTCAACTTATTATGAAATATTTTCCAGATATGCGTAGAATTTTGAATGAACTTCAAAGATATGGCGTGTCTGGTACGATTGACTCTGGAATATTGATGAATATCACAGAGGAGCAAATTAAGAATTTAATTGGATTTTTGAAGACAAAGAATTTGCCAGAAGTTAGAAAGTGGATTGTCACCAATTCCCACCTCTCTGAAACCGATGTCATTAGAAAGCTTTATGACAGCCTATACGGCTGTTTAAGCCCTTCTAGCATTCCACAGGCTATTCTGATACTTGGGGAGTATCAGAAGGATATGAGCCGAGTAGCAGACCTAGAAATTCATTTAATGGCTTGCATGGTTCAAATTATGATGACATGTGAGTTTAAAGGTTAAAAATTCATGCTTTCAGACTTTTTAAAATCCATCAATTCGACAAAAAAGAATATAATGGATACAGATCCAGAAATTGAAAAGTTTTACAATCCTTATGTTGTAAATAAGTCATTTTCTTATTTTTCTGAGTGTCTTTTTCATGTAAATTTTATGAATAAATTTCACGAATTGCCTAAAAAGATGCAATATGATTATTATTTTTACACCTTTAAGAAGAAAAATAGATTTTCAAAATGGGTAAAGGAAGATGTTGATTCCGATGATCTGAAGAATATTATGGAATACTATGGATATTCTAAAGAAAAAGCCAAAGAAGTTTTACCACTATTTAAAGAAAATAACTTAAAATACATAAGGGAACAGTTAGGTAAATTCTAAAACCCCTAAATTATAAATAATATTATAATTTATGGAGTTTTTATGTATGGAAGATACTGTAGATGAAATAATGGATGGTTTGGGTGTAGAGATTAAATTAAATTCTAAAGAAGATTTTCTTAAAATAAAAGAAACTTTAACTAGAATTGGCGTTTCCTCAAAAAAAGATAAAAAATTGTTCCAATCTTGTCATATCTTACACAAAAGATCAAGATATTGGATTTTGCACTTTAAAGAGATGTTTTTATTAGATGATCTAGAAAGTGACTTATCCGACGAGGACATTTCAAGAAGAAATACAATAGTAAGACTTTTGGTTGAGTGGGGTTTATGCCAAGCCATAAACTCCGAAGATTACAGAGATCCACAAATAAGCCTAGCAAGAATTAAAATTTTATCACATGGAGATAAAAAGGATTGGGAATTGATACCTAAATACCATATAGGAAAGTGACTATATGGATTTAATGCAAGCTTTTGGAGCACCGTTTGATATCAATCTTTCATCCTGTTCTGATCTAAAACCAAAATATTTTTCTTGGACAGCTGAAGATTGTAATATTAAAGTTTTTATAGATGCAGCAATACCTCACGGTATAAATTACAAAAAGAAACCAGGGGAAAAGAAAATTGCATGGATATGCGAATCCAGAGCAATTTTTTTTGGTATGTACATACCCAAACACCTATTCGATCAAAACGCACAATTGATCAATGACTCTTTTGATGCTGTTTATATCTCGGATAGAGAATATTGTGAAAAGTTTAACAACTTTAAATTTTCGTTTGCTGGAAGCAATTTGCCGTGGATAGAAGATAGAAAAATTTTCGATAAAACTAAAATAGCATCCATGATTGCATCTAGTAAAAAATTGACGATAGGTCATGAATTAAGACATCATTTTGCTGAAAAATTTAAAGATAAAGTTGATCTTTTTGGTGGTGTTCTAGGTTCTCCGAGATTTGGTTATGAGAAAAAACCTTGGGGTGACAAATCAAAAGCAATGAATGACTACATGTTCTCCATAGTGATTGAGAATGATCGATATAGTACATATTTTACAGAAAAGATAACAGACTGCTTCGCAACGGGGACTATACCAGTTTACTGGGGAACCAAAGATATTGGCAATTATTTCAACGCTGATGGAATAATAACATTAGATTCTAGTTTCGATATCAACTCATTGACACCAGAGCTATACTACTCAAAAATTGAAGCAATAAGGGAAAATTTTGAAAAGGTAAATAAGATGGAAAATGCAGACGATGTTCTGTATAAACTAATTCAAAATTTATAAATACTAGACCATGATAACTCCAGTGATTTCTTTTTATTCTGATGTTGATGGTCGCACCTATTATAGCGATCACTCTAAAAGATTAACTAAAAATTTAGATAATTTAGGAATTCCCCACATAATAAGGGAGAAAAAATCAAAAGGATCTTACAGATCCAATTGTCTGTCAAAACCTAGATTTATTTTAGATATGATGAATGAATTTAGAAAGCCATTAGTTTGGCTAGACATAGATTCTATAGTACATAAATCATTAGATGTTTTTGATGAATTTAAAGATAAAGTCGATGTTGGATTTGCCTTTCCAAAGGTTCCAACAAAAGAAGATCCATCAATAGCTCTACCAAAAGCTTCTCCAATCTATGTTAACTATACACCAAAGACATTAGAATTCATGTATGCTTGGATAGAAGCGAGCGAACAGGTGGAAAGTCAGAGAGATACTATGTTTGACCATGAGGTCTTAATGGGTATTTTTAATAAAATTATAACAGAAAATACAGGCATTAGGATGGCATGTTTAAGTAATGCTTATTGCGTTTGGCCTGGTTTGCAGGTTATTGGTGGGGAGCCAATAATTACTATGGGATTGGCCGATGGTCAATCAAAAGAAGAATCTCTTAGAAAAATGGGATTTGATGAAAATAATATAAGATTTCAATGCCCAGGAAATAAATTTTTAGTACAATCATGAAAACTACAGTAATATCATACTTTTGCGATGTAGATACAAATAATACTTATTATTCTTCACATGCATTTCATTTTATTAAAAATATGCAAAAATTAAATATGCCATATTATGTTGAAGAAATTACATCAAGAGGTTCTTATAGATCTAATTGTTTATATAAACCTTCGTTTATACTAAAGTGTATGGAAAAAATTAACGGTCCAGTTATTTGGCTAGACATTGACAGTTATGTTTATAAAAAACTTGATATGTTTGAAAATATAAATTCTGATGTTGTTTTTGCCACTAATAGTATAAATGAAAAGGGAAATTTTATTCCAAAGGCATCTCCAATATATTTAAGTGGAAATGAAAAATCATTTGAATTTATCAATAAATGGATTGAAAAGTGCGAGTATTATTTAAAAAATGAAAAAAAGTTTTTTGATCACGAAATTATGTTGGAAGTTTTGGAAGAAATTCAGATTGAAATTGGTTTAGTTGGATCTAATTTTTGTCTATTCGCTGATTCAAATTACAATAAAGATGATGCTGTGATTGTGATGGGTATTTCGGATGGAGATTCAAAAATAAGAGGTCTAATAGACATGGGGCAGAATAAAGAACAAATTATTGGAAATTCTGCAAAAAATACTTACTACACCAACAAAGGTATTATATAATGAAAAATTTATTTGTTGAGTATATCAAAACAGACAATCAACACAGGCAAAGTGAATATGATTTCTGCCTAATAAATAATGCAAAATTAAAATATTTTGATAATATTTTTGTCATAACGAAGGAAGAGTTGCCTGTTTTTTCTTCAAAAATTACAAAAATTTACCCATTTGGTGAAAGAACAAAATATCAAGATATATTTAATCTAGAAGAAGCTTCGAATCCAGAAGATCTAAATTTTATAGCAAATTCTGATATTTATTTTGATTATAGTATTTTAGAATTAGATGAAAAAGTTACAGATGAAATTGCCATTGGCCTGAGTAGATGGTATCCAGAAGATGATCATTATTTTATAAATGGTTTTCATCAAAATGGAAGAGCAGCACCAGAGTCAAATGATGTTTGGGTATGGAGGGGAAAGTCTAAAGTAAAAAATGGAGATTTTCCAATAGGTTACTATTCTTGCGATTTGAGAATAATGCAGTGTTTTGTTGAAGCTAAATACAGGGTGTATAACCCTGCAAAGGATGTTAGGGTTTGGCATAAGCATAAATTTAGAGGTTATGGAATTCCACCAAATGTTCCTGGGCCATATTGGAAGGGACCAGATGATCATCATTGTTTAGAAGATGTGAGATGAATATAAAAAATATAGCACTAACTATAGTGGATGGCCTTGGAACTGAAACTGAACAGTATCAAAATATTGCTAAAAATATTTTAACTAATTTAAATTATTTTATATCTGAAGTATTGTTTTTAACACCAAGTAAAGAATACAACAACAATGAATTTAATGTTAAGTATATTGATATTTTAAATTATTGCGATTTAAATGAATTGTTATTTCAAAAATTAATTAACTATTCAGATTCTGAATATTTCATGGTTGTTCAGACTGATGGATTTCCAATAAATTATAATTTATGGGATGACGATTTTTTAAACTACGATTATATCGGAGCACCGTGGCCTTCTGGAATGAGATGGACAGGAAATAGTCCAGTGGTGGGTAATGGTGGATTTTCTATTCGTTCTAGAAAATTATATGATATGACAAATAAAATATCTGGATTTAGAGAATTTCATAAACAATCATTAACAAATGAGGATGTAACAATTTCGGTAGTGGTCAGAAAAATGTTAGAAGAAAATGGTATCAAATTTGCTCCAGTGGAATTGGCAAAAAAATTTTCAGTAGAGATACCAATTTCGGAAGACCATAAACTTGAAAATTGTTTTGGATTTCATGGTAAGAGATATATTGAAATATTAAAGGATAAAAAACATGAATTGTTCTGTAATTAATACAAAATACCAATATTATTGTTCAGCCCCATCAGATATACACCAACACCTTCCTACACTACAATCTTATGTTGAAGAGTGTGAAAATGTTGTAGAATTTGGTGTCCGTGGAATAGTAAGTACATGGGCTATGCTTGCTGGTAAACCTACTAAAATGATATCATATGATATAGAACCACCATCCAAATGGGGTGGAAATATAGATGAAGTTTATTCAGCAGCAAAAGATTGCGGGATTGATTATCAGTTTATTCTAGGTGATACCACAAAGATTCAAATAGAGGAATGTGATCTTCTATTCATAGATACACTTCACGAATATGACCAAATGAAAAAAGAATTAGAATTACATGGAAATAAAGCTAAGAAATATTTGATATTTCATGACACAATTAGTTTTAGAGAGAGGGGAGAAAGAGGTGGATGTGGAATCTATAAAGCAATTATTGAATTTTTGAAAGAAAATTCTCATTGGTATATTGAATCAGAATATACAAACAATAATGGATTTTTGATACTAAAGAGAAGATAATGAAAATTTATTATAGATTATCTGATAATAATAGAAGGGGTAAGGCTCCCGAATATTTTACAAATGAAAATTGTTTAAATAACTTTATTAAAAATTTTGAAGTAAATGAATCAGAATTAGTAATTATTGCAGATAATGTTTCAGACGAAACGATGCAGTGGTTGAAAAAATATAAGGTGGAAGTGATAAGAACATCTTTGGGAAACTGTGGTAGTTTTGATTTTACATATAATAAAGCAATTACAGAAAATAAAGATGATGATATAATTTATTTTGTTGAAAATGATTATCTTCACAGACAATATTCAAGAAATGCTTTAAATGAAGCATTTAATTATTGTGGGGCAGATTATGTAAATTTATACGATAGTCCAGAAAGATATAAAAAACATTTTAATATAAATTATAATAAAGAAATAGATTATATATTTGAAAATTTTAAAAGCTATAAGAGTGAAATATTTTTTGGTATTAATGATTATTGGAGAACAGTTAATACTGCAACAATGACATTCGCATCTAAGGTAATTACTCTAAAAGAGGATAAGAATGTATTTAAAGCTTCATTATTGCTATTGAATGTTGATGAACATCCTTATAGAAAAATACCAGGAGATTATGAGCTTTTTTGTACCCTAACTGATATTAGACATAGATTAATGATAAGTCCAATACCTGGGTATGCAACACATGGAGATCTTTTATCTCCAAAAATAAATTGGAAAAATTCTTTATGAAAAAAAATATTTGTTTATCAGTTTTAATATTATCGATAACTGAAAGATTGGATCTGGCTAATAAGTTATTTAAAAAATTAGATTCCCTTTGTTCTTATGGAGATGTGGAAATATTAATTTTGACAGATAATAGAAAAAAATCAATAACTGAAAAGAGAAATGATTTATTAAGTATAGCGAATGGAAATTATATTGCGTTTCTAGACGATGATGACGACATTACTGATGATTATTTTAAAGAATTGGTCCCAATATGCAGAGATAATAAATATGATGTAATAACATTCAATCAGTATTGTAATGTAAATGGATTTGAATTTTATGTTACTTTTGATCATGGAAACGCAATAGAAGGTGTTGATTACAATTATTTAAAAACAAATCCAAATTATAAAGTAAAAAGACCAGCATGGCATTTGTGTGCTTGGAGATCTGAATTGGCAAAAAATGAAAAATTTATAGAGATAAGAAATCAATATAATGAATCCTGCGAGGATGCTGATTGGGTAAGTAAAATGAGTAAAAGGGTTGAGAGTAGCTATAAAATAGATAAAGTATTACATAAATATCTGTATAATACCAATATTAGTAGATCGGCATCTTAAAATGAAAAAATATTTTATAAATTATGCAAATAATGGATTTTTAAATAGCCAACAAATTGGTTTAAAAAGTGCAGAATCTTTTGGATTTATTTCTAAAGGATATAATAATAATGATATAGATGAAACTTTTAAAATTAAAAATAATAAAATTTTAAGTCAAAGTAGAGGTGCTGGATATTGGTTATGGAAACCTTATCTGATTTTAAAAACATTAAATCAAATAGAAAATGATTCGTATTTAGTTTATATGGATTCTGGCGCAAAAATAATAAAAAATGTAGATAATATTTTAAGAATGATAAACCATAAAGGTGTTTTGAATTTTTCAATGAAGCAAAAAACTTCAAAATGGACTAAAGGTGATTGTTTTTTCTATCTGAATAAAAATAATAAAAATGATTTTTCTGAAGAAAATCAAATGCAAGCGACCTATCTATTTTTTAGAAAATGTTCATATTCTGTTTCATTTGTTGAAAAATGGTTAGAAAATTGTTTAATTCCAGGATTAATAGAAGACACACCAAATATAAGAATGGATAATTTTAAAGATTTTATAGATCATAGACACGATCAAGCAATATTATCATTAATGGTGTATAATGAAAATATAATGTATATCCCCCAAATTGATCAGTACTCTAAAGAACACGGCTACAGCGATGATTGGATATTAGTAGATAGGCATGGAAATAGAAATTGATAATATTTTAAATGCTGCAAATTATGAAAAAATAGCAGACTATTCCATAGTTTTATCATATAATAAATTATTTGATAAAGAAATATTAAATAAAAATTGTATTATTTTTTGTAAAACTGATGATTTAAATTATCTATTTGATAATATACGAGAGTCAAATAAAAAATATTTACTAATAACTCATCACTCAGATTATCCAATTGATAATTTTAGATATAGTAAAAAGCCCAATAGCATTCATAAATGGTTTGCTATAAATCCAACACACATTTGTGAGGATTTGATATCAATACCCTTGGGTCTAAAAACCCACAAAGATCCATTTTATGAACCACAATATATGACTAAATGGTTTGTTCAAAATATACAAACATTAAAAAATAATAAAAAAGAATTTACAATTTATTGTAATTGGAATTTAACAAATCCAAATAGAAAAAATATATTGAATATTTTAAATAAAAATAAATTACCATTAATATATCAATCAAATTTATCTTTTGATGAGTATGCGATAAATATGTCTAAGAGTTTATTTGTTATTTCACCCCCTGGAAATGGTATAGATTGTCATAGAACATGGGAAAGTTTATATTTGGGTTGTATTCCAATAGTTATAGATAATTACATTTATGATGATTGGACAGACTTACCAATACTAAAAGTTAAAAGTTATGAAGATTTAAATGAAGAAATACTTATAAATTTTTTAAATAAAAAATATAATTATGATAAATTATATTTAAATTATTGGAAAGATAGAATAAAAAAATATCATGATAAAAATTAAATCATTTTTAGTTACATATGATCGTTTATATGATAAAGTATTAGATAATTTATCAGAATCTGAATTGGAATCTATTTATTGTTATGAAATACAAAAAAATGTTAAAAAACAAATAACAAAAAAGATTAAAAATAATATAAAAGAATGGGAACTTCCCTGGAATAATTTTGAGTATCAGAAAAAACAGTATTATGAGTATGGAACTTTTGTTCATTTACTGAACAATCAATATTTAATTGAAGATTCGACACATATTGGAATATTTCATTATGATGTAGTTTTTAATAAAAATTCCATAAATTCTACATATAATTTATTAATGGAAAATAATAAAAATATTTTTTATCAGAAAAAGAGAGGTCTATCTGATTTATACCTGTCATGGTATGAGTTACAAAATATTTGTAAATTTATGGAAGAGAGGTTGGACTGTCAATTTAATCCAGACTTAATATGGAATAATGGTTGGATAAGTGAGGCTTTAAGCATAACTCCAAAAGAAATATTTTTAAATTTTGCAAATTATTTACAGGATAATAAAGAAGATATAGAAAATATTTTAATAAAAAATCAATGGGGAATAATGAATAGAATAAATCATAGAATTTGCGGTATAGTTGAAAGGATGTGGGGATTTTATTTAGTTTCATTAAATTATCCATTAATTGAATTGGATGTTAAACACGATTGGGATTCTTATGTTCATAAACACAGTTCAGAAGAAAATTGGATAAAAAAATGATTATAGAAAAAATTTTATCAGTAAGTAATGAAACATTAAATAATATAGAAGCATCTTTTGTTGAAAACTATGATTTATATCATAATTTTAATTACTTTTATGGAGAATCTGGAAGAGAACATTATCGTTTATTGATGTATATTTCCTCTTTGTATTCTAATAAAATTTTATTTGATATAGGAACAAATAAATGCATGTCCGCACTAGCTCTTTCATATAATAAAAATAATAAAATAAAAACATATGATATAATTAAACTTTTACCAAAAAATCCTGAAAGAGCCAACATTGAATATTTTATAGGAGACTCTACAAAAGATCAAGATATTAAAAATACACCATTTATATTTTTAGATGTGGCCCATGATGGAATCTATGAAAATATTTTATACAAATTTTTACAATCAATCGAATGGGATGGTTTATTGATGTTAGATGATATCCATCTTAATTTAGAAATGAAGCAATTTTGGGATTCGATAGAATATAAAAAACATGATATAACTAAAGTTGGTCACTGGAGTGGAACTGGAATTGTCGAGTTTGGAAAATTAAATAAATGATTTCTTTTGAAAATAATAAAGAATTATATCAATTCAATGATAAAAAATATTTAAAATCATTAGAATATGCAAAAAATCTAAAGCCATATAAAAGTATAGATAAATTAAATTTTAATTTATATTGGAGAGTTCCCAGAAATTTTGAAAGAAAACAACTATTACCGATTAAATCATTAATAGCCAATCATGAAGAATTTAATTCTTCAAATTATAATATAAATTTATGGTCAAATATAGATTTATCAAAAAATGAATTATTGAAACCTTTTTCCAAATATATTACTCATAAGATTTGGAATCCAATACAAGAATTGAAAGATACCCCTTTAGAAGATTATCAAGAATATTTTAAATCAATTATTATTGATGATGATCGTTGTTATTTGGGTGGTGATTTTTTTAGATTATTATGTTTATTTAAATATGGTGGTTTTTATATAGACATGGATATGTGTATATTGAGAGATTTAAGCCCTTTAAATAATTATCAATTCATTTATCAGTGGGGATCATCTGGAACTATTCCTAGTGAACCTAATATATTTTATAATGGCGCAATAATGAGATTAAATAAAACAAGTAGAACTGCTTATAAATTTATAGAATTATTAACAAAAATTCAACCAATACCAAATTCTTTTTGTTGGGGGCAAAAATTGTATAGTCATGTTAAAGATAAAGATTTAAAAATTTTTCCATGTGCTTGGTTCAATACAGAATGGGGTCTAAATCCAATATATCCAATGTCTAAAAATGGTGATACAAATTTATATGATGGGGCATTTACATGGCATTGGCATAATAACTGGGATACTATAATTGAAGATGGTTCCAAATTTGATATTTTAGAAAAAATAATTGATGATAAATTAAAAATATTTAAACTTATTTAAAGTAAGTAATAAAAAAATGAAATCAGATATTAAAACATATTTTGTGTTACCTTATAGAGATAGATTTGGTAAATATAAAAAAGCTCTCAACGAGTTTATACATCCATTTAAAGAATATTTAAATTCTCAAAATAAAAATTATGATATTATAATTGTTGAAAGAAGTGAAAAATATGATTTATTTAATCTTGGACAAACTATTAATATTGGATTCGATATTTTTAAAAAAAATATGAATGAAAATGATATTTTTATTTTTCACCCAGTAGATATTTTACCAAAAACTGTAAATTATTTTATAAATAAGACGACAAAATTTTGCTCATTAGAGCACTCGAAAGATGGAACTTTTTATAAAGCTATGGGATTTCTTGTTTCTGATTATTTAAAATTAAATGGATATACTAATAAATTTTGGGGGTGGGGAGCAGAAGATGATGAGATGATGGCAAGACTAAATATAGCAAATATAAATATAAATGTTTCAATAGATGAATATTTAAAATTATGTGATGATGGAAATGGTACTGAAGAACATCAGCATTTTATGCCAACATTTGACAGAAATCATCAAATTGTTAATGAATTGAAACAAACTAAAAATTTATATTATTCTGGATTAAATGATTTAAATTATAAAATTTTAGAAGAATCGGAATATCTTGGTGTGAAAAAATACTTAGTGGAATAATTAAATGAAAAATATATTATTATTGGGTGGCAATGGATATGTTGGTTCTTTTTTAAATTATAAATTTAAAAATATTTTTAATATTAAAAATATAGATTTAAATTGGTTTATTGATAATGAAGAAAAAGTAGATTACAACGCTTTATCTAAAGAATATATTAATAATTTTGATTCTGTAATTTTATTAGCTGGTCATAGCTCAGTAAAAATGTGTGATAATGATATGTTATCTTCTTTTAATAATAATATTAAAAATTTTATTAATCTATTAACAAAAATAAATAAATCTCAAAAATTTATTTATGCTAGTAGTTCTTCTGTTTATGGTAATACTCAAAAAAGTGTTGTGTCCGAAACATATAATAATTTTGATCCATATAATTATTATGATTTGACAAAACAAATTATAGATTCTTACGCGCAAAAAACAGAATTAAATTATTATGGTTTAAGATTTGGAACTGTTAATGGTTGGTCACCACATTTAAGAACAGATATTATGATAAATTCTATGACTTATTGTGCTGTAGAAGAAAAACACATAAAATTATACATTAAAGATATTAGTAGAGCAATATTAGGAATTGATGATTTAGCAAACTCAATTAAAGCAATAATTGATTGCAATAAAAATAATTCTGGTATTTATAATATAGCTTCTTTTAATGATACAGCAGAAAATATAGCAAAAGATGTTTCTCAAATCTGCAATGTTCCAGTAGTTGAATATGATTTAAACAACTTGGATAAAATTAAAAATGTTAAGGTTCAACTCAAAGCTTATGATTTTTCCATAGACACAACAAAATTTGAAAAAACATTTAATTTTAAATTTAAAGATACAACTAAAAATATAACAAGAAATTTGTTACTTAATTATAACAATTGTATTAAAACATCAAGAAATGAAAATATAAATTATGAATGATTATAAAGTTATAAATCAATGTAGATGTTGCAATGGTTCTGTTGAATGTATATTAGATTTGAATGATCAACCTTTAGCAAATTCATATCATAAAAATACTGAAAAATTAAAATATTATCCTTTAAAGTTAAATTTATGCAATAATTGCTTTCATTTACAATTAAGCGTTGCAATTAATCCAGATTTAATGTTTAAAAATTATTTGTATGTTAGTGGAACTACGGAAACTCTTAAAAATTATTTTGATTTTTTTTCTAAATTTACCGTTCAAAGATTTAAACATCACCATAATAGAAAACCTGTAAATATACTTGACATTGCTTGCAATGATGGATCACAACTTGATTCTTATAAAAAACTTGACATTTTAACATACGGAATAGACCCTGCTGAAAATTTATTTAAGCTTAGTAGTTTAAATCATCAAATTATTTGTGATTATTTTCCATCAAATAAAATTAATAATAAATTTGATTTAATTACTGCCCAAAATGTTTTTGCCCACACAGATGATATTGTTGCATTTTTAAATGAATGTAGAGATAGATTGAATGAAGATGGAATGTTATACATTCAAACTTCACAATCAAATATGATATTGAATAATGAATTTGATACAATATATCACGAACATCTGTCATTTTTTAATACTCTTTCTATGAAAAATGTAGTTGAAAAATGTGGATTGAGATTAAATAATGTATTTAAATTTGATGTTCATGGATCAAGTTATATTTTCGAAATTGCAAAATATACAAAAGATACAAATTTGGAATCAACATTATTGGAAGAGCAAAAAAATGGCATCTATTCAAGAAAAACATACGACTTTTTTTCAAAAAATGCAAAAGAAATAACAATAAATTTAAAAAATGCTATTAATGATTACAAAAAAAATGGGTATAAAATAATAGGTTATGGGGCAGCGGCAAAGGGGATGACATTGCTTAACTTTGGAAAAATTAAATTAGATTACATTATAGATGATAATGTACTTAAAACATCTCTATACACTCCAGGTATGAATACAGAAATTGTATCAATTTCTGTATTAGAAAAAATGAAGTCTGATAAAATTGTTTTTGTTCCTTTGGCTTGGAATTTTTTTGATGAAATTTGCAGCAGGATAAAAAAAGTAAGAAACTATTCTGGTGATTTATTTTTGATGTATTTTCCAACTTTAAAGGTTATATTAAAATGAAACATATTTACAATAATAGTAATTTTGGTGAAAATTGGTTTACATATCCTAATTTGTATACATCTATGGTTAATATATGTCCAGATAATGGACATTTTGTTGAAGTTGGATGTTGGAAAGGGAAATCTACATCTTATTTGATGGTGGAAATAATTAACAGTGGTAAATCTATCAAATTAGATTGTATTGATTTATGGTCCAAGGATCAAGATTATCACGAAGATCTTTCTAATTTATTTGATACATTTTTAAATAATATGTCTGAATTCAAAGGATTATATAAAGCAATTAGAATGGATTCTGTAGAAGCAGCTTCTTTATATAAAAATAATAGTTTAGATTTTGTTTTTATAGACGCATGTCATAGTTATGAATGTGTTAAAAATGATATAAAAGCATGGCTTCCAAAAATTAAAAAAAATGGTTATTTGTGCGGTCACGATTTTAGCAGTAAAGATGTAAATAAAGCAGTATATGAATGTTTAAACAACATATCAACACAAGAAGATTGTTGGATTTATAAAAATTTATAATGTATAAATTGTAGGTGGTTCTGATCTTTTGTGAATGCATTTTTTTTTCCAATAACTGTCCAAATTTTTGGTTATAAATAGTATAAAGGACTTTTAGTAATGTATCGATTAGCTTTATCAATGATTGTGAAAAATGAATCTCATATTATTCTTGAGTGTCTTAACTCAGTTTATAAACACATAAATTACTGGGTTGTTGTGGATACTGGTTCGACAGATGGAACTCAAGACATAATTCAAAACTTCTTTAAAGAAAAAAATATTCCTGGAGAATTGATTCAATCTGAATGGAAAGGATTTGGCCCATCCAGAACTGAAGCCTTGGATGCTTTAAAGGGTAAGGCAACATATGCTTGGATGATTGATGCCGATGATTACCTTGATGGATCATTCACACTTCCAGACGGTGATGAGATTGATTCTTTCGCTCTAAGATTGGGTAGGGAAGAATTCTCTTGGTGGAGAAATCAAATATTTAAAGTTGATAGCGGGTGGGAATATGTTGGTGTATTGCACGAATATGCCAGATCAAGAAAAACAGAAAATCCCATAATAATGAAGCTTGAGGGAAATTATAGAATTGTTGCTAGAACTGTTGGTGGTAGAAATATTGGAATCACTGCTATTGAAAAATACTCAAAAGATGCAGAAATTCTAGAAAAAGCATTAATAGATGAGCCAGATAATATAAGATATAAGTTTTATCTAGGTCAATCATACTTTGATTCTCAGCAATGGGAAAAAGCCATCGATGCATATATTAGAAGAGTTGAGGCTGGTGGTTGGGCCGAAGAGGTTTACTACTCACTCTATAGAATCGCAATTGCAAAGGCAATGTTGAATAGACCTTGGGGTGAGATAATGGAGGCTTTCTTGGTCGCTTATAATAGCAGACCGATTAGAGCCGAACCACTATATCACATTGCTCAAATCTATAGAACAAGATTAAACATGCCAGCAGTTGCCTATATGTTTGCAAAGGCTGCTCTGGATATTCCATTCCCACAAAATGACATCCTATTCGTCCCAGACGCAATTTATAATTTTGCAATTTTAGATGAAGTCGGTGCAACGGCTTACTCGGCTGGTCAACCATACATTGGTTATGCTGCCTGTAAGAAACTATTACAGGATGGGAAAGTGCCAAAGACTGAGATTGAAAGAATTAAAAATAATATGTCTCAGTATGAAAAAATAATACAAGATATTGAGGCAAAAAAAGTTCAACATGAACTGGCTTTGGCTAAAATTAAAAAGGAAAATAATCCACCTCAAGTGCCAAAAAAGCAAAAAAAATATAAAGTTAGAAAGTAAAACTGGCTCCCGAAAGGGAGCTTTTTACATATAAATATTAAAATAATATGCCATTAATTTTTCCAATAGAACCAGATATAGGAGATAATTATTCTTATGGTGACATAACCTGGAGATTTAATGGTTATGGATGGGAAAAATTAGACGAAGGAAATTTCTTTCAGCAAGATAGCCCACCAACAGAGTATGTAAAAGGCGATCACTGGTTTAATACCTTAAATGGAAAATTATATATTGCAATAGATGATGATTCTGGAGTCATCTGGGTTGAATTTACAGGAATTGGCGGTGCATTCAATGTTGTTATTCACGAAACAACAGCAGTAACTGGTCAAACATACCAAGTTGGAGAATTTGACCACTATATTGGTGTGAGTTATAACGGACAACCAACAATAATTCTTCCAGCAAATTCAGCAAGCGGAAAGGTTATAGTTGTAAAAGATGAATCTGGAAAGGCTGGAGAGCCATATAAAGCAATTACAGTTCAGGGTTCTTCTTCGGACTTAATTGATAATCAATCAAGTGCTATTATTAATATAAACAACGCATCCTTAACATTTATCTACAGAAATGGATGGAGAATAATATAATGTCTTACTTATTTAACGACAAAATTGGATTCAAGGATAACGCAGTAGATGCGTTTAATCGCCTCAAAATTTCAACTCCATTTACTTTATTTGATTCCCAACATCGTTATCAGGAAAATGATAAATGGGACACATTTGGTGTAACTGGTGGAACTGCAACATATGTACTTAATGAGAGTGCTATTGATTTATCGGTTGGAGTTACTGCTGGTGCAAAAGTGACCAGAGAAACAAAAAGAATATTTTCATATCAGCCTGGAAAATCTTTATTGATTTTAAACACATTTGCTTTCAATGCACCAAAAGAAAATTTAAGACAAAGGGTTGGCTACTTTGGAATTACTGGTGGTGCTACTTTTGGTGTACCATATAACGGAGTGTATCTTGAGCAGAATGGTCTTACATTAAGTATAAATTTAGCATCTGGATCTTTAAATCAAACAACTACTGTAAACCAAAACTCATGGAATGGTGATAAATTTGACGGAAATGGTTCATCGGAAAGAACACTTGATGTTAGCAAGGCAAATATATTTTGGTCAGACATAGAATGGTTAGGTGTTGGTGATGTTAGAACTGGGTTTTTTGTTGATGGAAAACCTGTTGTTGCTCACACATTTCATAATGATAATATAAATTCAACAACATATATGACAACTGCAAATTTACCGATTCGGTATGAATTAGAAAATACATCAACAACATCTTCAAGTAGCACAATGAAGCAAATATGTTCTTCTGTTCAGTCCGAAGGTGGTTATGAAGGATTTTCTAGAAGATTTAATGTCACCAAAAATGGATCAAATCCAACAACATTAACCACGCAAGATGTTCATTATCCTATGATCGCTTTGAGATTAAATTCAAATAGATTGGATAGTGTAATTGTTCCTTCAAATTTAAGTGTGGTTTTAGAAGAAACTGCTGCAAATAAACCAGATACTGTTCAATATAGAATTTTACTAAATCCAACACTTACAGGCGGAACATGGACAACACACTTTAATGGTAATGTTGACTATAATATTACTGCTACAGGAGTTACTGGTGGAACTGATATTATTGGTGGATACATTAGCAGTAGCGGATCTCTTGACATAACCAGCATTAATAATTTTAATTTTCAATTGGGAAGAACACAAAAGGGTGTAAGTGATACATTTGTTTTGGCACTGACACCTGTAAATAGTGGAGCGGTAGTTTATTGTGATTTATCTTGGTTTGAAATAATATAGGTAATATAGCAGATGTCGATTAATTTTCCCAACGGAGCAACATCAGGTCAAACTTATGCCTACAATGGAATAGTGTGGGCGTGGAATGGTTTTGCTTGGGATAGGTATACACTAGGAAATCGCTTAGATGATTTAATTGATGTTGGTATTTCTGGAGTTTCTGCTGGTGATATTTTATACTATTCTGGTTCTCAGTGGATAAACAAACCTTTTAATGATATTCCAATTGATGGGGGATCATACTAATGGCGCAAGAGACAACAATAACAGCAACAATACAAGGACTGCAAACTATAATTGAAGTTGCTACTCCTGGTGTTGCTCTTGCAGGACCACAAGGCATTCGGGGAATTCAAGGATTTACTGGAGGAACTGGTCCTATTGGCCCAACTGGTCCAACTGGTCCAACTGGCCCAACTGGATCTACTGGAGATCCAGGAATTCAAGGACCAACTGGTCCAACTGGATCTACTGGAGATCCAGGAATTCAAGGACCAACAGGCCCAACAGGTCCAACTGGTTCGACGGGTCCAACAGGTCCAACAGGTCCAACTGGGCCGACAGGACCAGCTGGAGCAAAAGGTATAAATGGAGAAAGAGGTCCAACAGGTCCAACAGGTCCAACTGGGGCATCGAATTTATACGAATTATTAGATGTTTCTATAGATCCAGAAATTGAATATTCAAGTTTAAAAGATGGATATTTTTTAGTATTTGATATTTCAACTGGTGGCGGTAAATGGATTATGGATAATGTAAATAATTACATTAACTCTGGACTTATTGGGGAAACAGGTCCACAGGGTGCAGTTGGACCAACAGGTCCAACAGGTCCAACAGGTCCACAGGGAATTCAAGGAATTGTTGGGCCAACTGGTCCAACAGGTCCACAAGGTATTCAAGGAGTTACTGGTCCAACAGGAGCAACTGGAGCAACTGGAGCAACTGGTCCAACAGGTCCACAAGGTATTCAAGGAGTTACTGGTCCAACAGGAGCAACTGGAGCAACTGGAGCAACTGGAGCAACTGGTGATCAGGGGCCACAAGGTATTCAAGGAGTTACTGGTCCAACAGGAGCAACTGGAGCAACTGGA